TCCTCGCTCGTCTTTCAATAAATGGTGTTGGGGGTGAATTGGCTGAATAAGCCAAGAGGGGCTTCTCCCCTAAATTAAACAATTAATAACAAAAATTTCCATCAACATATTTGAGAGGTAAAATAAATATGATATAATGTTTCGAGAGGATGTCGAAAAAGAGGCTTTTGTTTTTGTGGCTCGGCAATTTGAATAATACAACTAATGCTGGGCTTTCGTGTGCGAATACTAACAATGGAGTATCTAATACGAATTGGAATATCCTCGCTCGTCAATCAAGATATCTAATGAGTTAAATTTCGACACCGTACCTAAGGAGGACATAGACTTTTGTCTAACTCTAGCATTGCTAAAATTATGAGATTGAAACACCAATCTGAAAAATTAAATTAATTGAGTAGGGACGTTATACGATAAATAGGTATAACGTGGGGTTAGTAGAATAAACCGAAAGCCCCTGATATCTTGAAAGTGGTAAATATGAAACGTTATTTGAGTAAATTTGAGTTAACATACGATTTCGTAAGAGATTGCGTATATGATTGTTTAAATGGGACGACAACACGTTGTTCTAGGTGGAATAGAAGAGATACATCGTATTTCATTGCTGAATACGTAATTGAATATAAAAGAAAAAAAGGGTATAAGGATATCCCTTGTATTGATGAGGCATCTAAATTGGTTCATCAATTAGCCGTTGAAGAACGAGAAAAACTATATCCTACTATTGATTATATAGCAGACCAAATCTTCATAGAAATTAAAACTAGGAAGATTAAGCTATATCCAATCAGATATGACGAAAGATTTGATCCATCGTCAAAGAAAGTAAGGAAAATAGGAATATCAAGTATGAAACAACAATGTTATGATTACATTGCTGTGAATGCTTTGAAAGAAATGTTCCTTGCGAAGATAGGTCATTATCAATGTGCTAGTTTAAAATATAAAGGTCAGCTATTTGGAAAACAAGCAATAGAAACATGGATAAGGACCAACCCTAAAAAGTGCAAATGGGTATTTAAAGCCGATGTAAAAAAGTTTTATCCAAGTGTATCACATGATATATTAAAACAATTTTTAAGACGTGATATAAAAAATAAAGATATTTTGTATATAGTTTATCATTTAATAGATACTTATGAAGAGGGACTTTGTATAGGTTCCTATTTGTCACAATATCTAGCAAATTATTATTTATCATATGCATATCATTATGTCACAGAAATGTTATACACAGAAAGACGTGGGAAACGGCAAAATTTCATTCACCACGCATTGTTTTATATGGACGACATAATTTTACTAGGCTCTAATAAAAAGCACGTTAAAAAGGCTTCTATAATGTTAGATGCTTATTTGAAAGATAAGTTGAAATTAAGTTTAAAACCTACATATCAATTATTTCCATTAGATAGTAGACCGATAGATATGATGGGATATAAAATTTATACTTATAAGACAACTGTTAGAAAAAGAATTTTTGATAAAGCAAATAAAGTATTTATCAAGAATAAAGGTAAAGAGGAAGTAAGTTTAGAAGATTCATACAAAGTAGTTTCTTATTATGGATATTTTAAACATACATATAGTAAAAAATATATTAAAAAGGTTAAACTTGACAAGACATTAAAAAAAGCGAAGGAGGTCGTTTCTAATGAAGCAAAGAGCAGAGTTTAGCGAAAAACAAGGGGACTATAAATATATGCCACTTGGTAATGGTATGGCTGATGTATTTATAAGAGAATTTATTGAAGAGAAAAAAGAAGTAAACGAGGACGGTATTGAGACTGTTCTTTTTGTTTACAATCAAAACGAGTTTAGAGTAAATGAAACAGAAATAACAGAGGATATGATTAAAGAAGATCCTATGGTTTGGCTTGACTATAATCCTAGTGCTATGGAGATACCACTTTTATCAAGAATAGAGGCTTTAGAAGAGGCTATATTAGAAATTGGTGAGGTGATGTATAATGGTTAAATTTTACTTAATTCAAATCAGATTAAAAAGAATCCAATTAGAAGATGTTCCAGAAAAATATAGGGACAAAGTTAAACAAGAATAAGAAAAGGAGAAGTTGGTGTGGGAAAATATTACATTAGGACAAGGGTTAATAGCACTTGTTTTTATAATGTGGTTAGTTAGCAACATTAAGAGTTTAGTTAAAGAGTTTAAGAATCCTATTGATAAGAAATTACAAGAGGCAATTAAACCAATAACAGAACAAATTGTTAGTTTAGAATTAAGCTCAATAAAAACTGATTTGATTAATTTTATAAATGATATAGAACATGGAGTTCCTAAATCTCAAATACAAAAATTTAATGCACATGAATTATATGGCAGATATACAAAATTGGGAGGAAATTCTTATGTTCATGATCATTGGGAGAAACTAGAAAAGGAAGGTAAGTTATGAAAAAGAATTTGGCTAAATTAATTGATCTAAAATCAATTATAACTATTCTAATGGTAGGGACATTAGTATATGGCTTTTGTGCTGGGAAAATAGATACTAGTGAATTTATTCCATTAGTGACAATGATATTAACTTTCTATTTTGCAAAAAAAGATAATAATACTTCGAGCAAAAAAGAGGACTAGAGATAGTTCTCTTTTTTAATAAATAAATTCAAAGGAGGAAAATTATATGGAAGAAGAAAAAAGAATTGAAGAAACTGAATTTGTCGAAAGACCGGAAGACGTTGAACTACAGACTACATTTAACGAAGATGGTTTAGATGTATTAGTAGAAGATGGTCAAGTTGAAAATATAGATAGAGAACTTGACGAAGAAACAGAAGGTATAGGAGCCGTTGGAGATTTTACAATGAGAACAACTAGACCAACCGGTGGACGTTTTTTTAACAATGGTAATAATGGTGGTTCAAGTTGGTGTATAAATGGTAGCCCAACTGATTCAAGATGTAATGTTTTATCTAATTGTGTAGGTTATGCTTGTGGAAGATTTAATGAAATTATAGGTTCTATGAAATATCCACAGTTATGTTGTAATGCTGAAAATTTTATAGAAAGAGCTAAACAATACGGATTAGAAATATCAGATGTTCCAACATTAGGCGGTATTATGGTATGGCAAAAAGGAGAAACTTTAAAAGGCTCTGATGGTGCTGGACACGTAGAAGCTGTTGAAAGAATAGATAGTTCTAATCAAATATATACATCAGCATCTAACTGGGGAGGAACTACTTTCTATAATGCTATAAGAAATAATTCAAATGGTAGATGGGGATTATCAAGTGGATATAAGTTTAGAGGTTGTATTGTTAATCCATCAATAGGAAAAATAACAGCTGGGACATCAACACAAACAGATCCATTCCCTAACGTAAGTGATGAAGAATTGGCACGTAGAGTATGGACTGGTGAATTTGGAAATGGTGATGTTAGAAGAGCAAAACTAGGTTCAAGATATTCAGCAGTTCAAGCATTAGTAGATCGTGGAGTAGGGAAACAATCTACAACTATAGAAACAAAACCAGCAGAAACAAAACCAGCAGAAACAAAAGTTGATATACTTACATTAGTTAAGAAAACTATTCGTGGGGATTTCGGAAATGGTTCAGCAAGAAGAAAAGCATTAGGAGATAACTACGATGAGGTCCAAAGACAAGTTAATCTTAACTATAAAAACGGAACTACTAGATGGGATAATATAAAATTGTATTAAAAGTTATTTTGGTAAGGATATTAATTTCCTTACCTTTTTTTGATGCTTAAAAATATAATTTAAGGTGCTAAATAGTTGCTAACATTATGGAAAAATATAACAAAGTAGTACATAAAATAACATTAACACCCTTATTTTAGCAAATAAAAACATATAGTAGCATTTATCTTGATTTTATGCTATAAAAAATAAAATGCCGTTTTTCCCTTATTTTACGGCATTTTTTATTTTTTAGGTACTACTTTAGGTTATAAAAAAGTGTATTTTAATTTATAAATTATCTAAAAGATTAACTATATTATCTTGAACACTAGGGAATAAGTGCATATAAGTTTCTTGCATTACCCTTAAACTATGTCCCATTCTTTGAGACATCATTAAAAAGAATTTAGTAGAATCTGATTGTCCGGATTTTAGATATTCGTTTACACATAAACTAACATGGGAATGTCTAAATTCGTGAATTGTTATTATCCTTTTTTCAAGACCGGCTTCAATAAAATATTTCTTTTTGTTTTTATTTAGGTGATATGTTGATAAGAAATCGCCATTTCCAAAAACAAACCAGTCATTTTTAAAATCATCATATTTCATAACTATGTCTTTATATTTTCTTAATTCTTCATATAACATTTTAGACATTGAAATTTCACGGTTAAGATAATTTTTGGTATTAGTAATTTTGTATCTACCTTCTTTAGTATTAGTTGATAATGTTTTATTTACTATAATAACTCTTCTATTAAAGTCTATATCATTCCAAGTAAGAGCTTGTATTTCTCCCTCTCTCATACCAGTAAAGTAGAGTGTTAAAAAGAAACAATGCCATAGATCATCACGTATTACATTTATGAATTGGCAAAATTCATTATAAGTAATGTATCTCAATTTATCTTCATTTTTTACAACTTCATCATTTCTTTTTTGGAATCTTCCCGATAATTCAACTGGGTTATAATTTAATTCAAATTTTCTATTAGCATAAGTAAATATTTCTTTAAACACAACATAGTATTGATTACAAGTTGATGTCTTTATTTTTTTATCTATTAATTTGTTTTTCCAATTCTCAATATCTGTGACATTTATTTCATCTATAAATTTATTCTTAAATGTTGGTAGAATGTTATTTTTATATTGAGAATAATATGTATTTACAGTAGCTTCTTTTAATCTAATGTAAGCATCTTTAAAGTAATCTTCCGATACGACATCAAATCTTTTCTTGACCGGTATATCTCTATTTAGAATAAAGACTCTTTCAGCTGCTTCTGCTTCTTTTTTTAATTTATATCTTTTCGATGTATATGGTTTTAGTATACCATTCTCATCATGATAGTAGACTTTGAACCTCCATTGTCTGCCATCTTTAGTCTTTTCTTTATCTTTAAAAACTGACATTTTAGCACTTCCTTTATTGTTTTATTTGAATAAATGTGCTATAATGTAAAAGGAAACTCAATTACATTTATAGCCTCGAGTTATATTTGTTTAAGATTTTGCTGATCTAAACGAGTTTTCATTTTGATTCGGTGTTAACGGCACCGAGTCTTTTTTATTATTTTTTATTTAATTCAATTAATTCTTTAATATTTTTGTTTAGCCTTCCTAGTTGATTTATAATTATCCAATTTTGCTCTTGTAAAGATTTTAAAGCACTTATTTTTAATCTGTCTTCTGTTTTAGTACTTAAATCTAAGGTTATGCCTAATTCACCCCAAGCATTGCTAGTAGAATCTCTTGCAATATTTTTAATTAATTCATAATCTTCAATTCCAATATCAGTTAAATTATATTTCTTTACCAGTTGTTGAAATTTTTCTTCCTCTTTCTCTTCTTTTTTTCTTAATTTTTCTTCTTTCTTTTTTTGCTTTTCTTCTTCGCTTAAAAATAATGCCATTATTAAACACCTCTTTCTTTTAACTTATTGGTAATATTTGCCAATAATATATATAATAATTCGCCGTAAGGGGGGAATTGTTTTGGTTGATATACATGAACTATATAGAATATTAAAAGCTAGAAAAATAAATATTAAAAAATTATTATTGTTAATTGAATATTTCGATTAGAGATATTCTTTTTATTTATCTTTATCTATGTTGTTGTCTTTATTTGTTTTTGTAATTTTTTTTATTTTTTTTTTATTTTCTTCTTATTGTTCATCATTA